CTCCAAGTGGCTGCGGGATTACCGCCAGTGGGAAAACTACCGCACGGCTCTGGGAGACAAGGTGCCCAAGACCTTTGAGACCTTCCAGCGGCACAAGCTGGCAGATGACAAAAAATATCACAAATGGATGAACGCATACAGAAGCGGAGGTGATGCCGATTGATTGCGTACTATGGAAGCAAACTGAGCCCTCACATGACGGAAACGCCGGAGGGCTTTTTAATTTGTCACGATGTCAAAATCGCCCGTACCGGCACGCAGAACTATCTGGCCCGTGAGATCGGGCTGGACGGGATGCCGGAGCGTGTTCTTCAGGTGACACGAAGCGCCGAGGACGTGTTTGACCCGGCTGCAATTGCTAGTTTTGAGGGCAAAGATGTCACCAACACCCACCCCTCGGAGATGATCGTGCAGGAAAATCAGTCCGCCTACTCCAAAGGCCACGCAGAGAATGTGCGCCGAGTGGGTGATTATCTGGTGGCTGACCTGTACCTGAAAGACCCCACACTAATCTCCGAGGTCAAGAACGGGGCCATGCGGGATGTGTCCTGCGGCTATTACTGCCAGTACGAGGCAGACGGTGCAGGATACCGGCAGACCCATATCCGAGGCAATCACATCGCCATCGTGCCCCGTGGGCGCGCTGGCCGTGATGTTGCAATAAAAGACAGTGCCGCCGAACTTCCGGCGGAGAAAGGCAAGGTAAAACACATGAGCAAGAGCAAGAATCTGCTGTCTCTGTTCGGTCTGGCGGCAAAGAACGCGGCCCCCGAAGAGCTTGACAGCATGGTGGAGACCGCTGCCGCAGCGCTGGATGCAGCACCCGCCGTTCCGGCGCAGGATGCAGACCCCGCTAAAAACGCAGCGCCCGCTGACACCCAGAACACTGCCGTTCTGGACGCGCTGAACAACCTTTCCGGCAAGCTGGATCAGCTGATCGCTGCCAACACCAAGAAGGCGGAGGACAAAGAGCCGGAAAAT